ACTTTTGCGCAAATTCAAAGCAAGGACATTGGATGCTCTTCCAGATGCGATTCAGCGTGCATTTCAGGCTGTAACTCAACCGGACTGTGCAGGTTGGTTCCGTTCATGCGGCTATATGCTTTAATTTTGAAAATTGCTATACAAGGATGACGGTATGGGTATCCGGGTAAGGACTCTGGTTGAGTGGTTGGACAAGCTGGGTTATCAGCTGGTAGTGACTCCGGTGGATGACGGAGAGGAGATGATATTGGATGGAGAAAGCGAACTCTGAAATTGCCGAACAGTCCGAGCAGCCGGTGAAGCGTGGCCGGGGCGGCACGAAGGGGAAAGGGTCTAGGCCCAAACAGGGTGAGGCGATGGGGCTTCATACTGATCCGGGGGACAACAAGCGGTATCTGGCCCATAGCATGAAAATGTGGGACTGGCCTGCTGTAAGCATGATGGACCCTGGTGAGGTGAAAGAACGAGTAGGTAAGTATTTTTCAATATGCCAAGAAGATGATATGAAGCCTTGTGTGTCTGGGTTGGCCTTTGCGTTGGGTATGGATCGTCGGAGACTGTGGGAAATTACTCGTGGAATCCGTGGAACCAACAAAATTACTCACGAGGTTGCCGCCGGGACAAGGGACATATTAAAAAAAGCGTACAATATTCTCACAATGCAGATGGAAAACTATATGCAAAACGGGAAAATCAATCCCGTTGCTGGGATTTTTCTGATGAAGAACAACATGGACTATGCCGACAAACAAGAAATAGTCCTCACTCCCAACTCTGGTACTGAGGATGCAGCAACCCCCGAACAGCTCCAGGAGAAGTACCTCCAGACTGTGGACGCCGACTATGAAGTGGTCGAGTGAGCGACTATGGTTTTCGACTATCAAACGACTATGGTCAGCGACTATGACTAGCGACTATGGTTTTCGACTATGAAAACCGCACGAGAAAACCCGTCAAGTTTCCGATGAAGAAACCTGGCGGGTTTTTGTCGCATTTTTTTCGCCCAGGGCCGGGGCGGGAGTTGGTGGCGGCTGGACCGGTGTCCCACTGGTGACGTGTCGAGTGATCTGTGGCGGCTGTCTGGTGCTACGCTTTTGGTTGGCCTGTTGTGGTCGTTTTCCGCCTTGTCACAAAACATTTGTGCGCTTGCCTATGTTAGGGTATACCCAGGCAAGCAAAACGCCGTCACGGGCCTGTAAATGGCCTTTGCGGCGGTTTGTGGTTTTGCTGACTGATGAGTGCTGTGGGCGTTGGTCCTGTGTGCCGTCGTGCTGGGCCCTAGCGGCACCGTGGGACGCTGCGGCGGGGTGGCCTGGTGCTGGGACACGTCCCCCGTGCTGGTGGCCTGTGGCTGGCCTGTAAAGTGACAAAAGAAAACCGCCCCAGTTTTCACCAGGGCGGTGGGTTGATCATATGCGTTTGAGCCATTGGAAGAAACGGAGCCGGCCTCCGTCGAATTTATATATAACATACAGGGCGATGTATGCCGCCGGTGTCAGGATCAACCCGGCGGACCACAGGAACACCCAAACAATGAGAAATGCAAGCATACCATGGCCCCTTTACTTGTTTTTCTTTACGCAGTCGATCAGCACCAGGAGAGGGAAGGCCAGCAGCACCAGGAAATACAGCACGATTTACACCCCCTTACTGTACGGTAAACCGGCGGTATTGCGTGGATCTGGTGAAACGGGCCACCAGGTCGGGGAACGCTGCTTTCAGGCCTTTGGAGTCCAGGCGGGTGGAATTAACCAGCTTGTTGGACGCTTTGAAGGGGCCGGCGGTGACGGTCTCCCGGTCCCCCATAATTTCTTTGATTTGGGCGGCGGTGGCCTCCATTTCCGCCTCCAGCTCCTCCCGCATCCGCAACAGCTCCTTGTACTCTTTGCAAGCCTCTTCCAGTTGAGTGATGTAGTTTTGCATGGTCAATCCTCCTTTTCATTGCAGCAAATGGCACGCATGACGTTATATTCTTCGCCGGTGGGGTTCACCGGCAAAATGTAGGCTTCCATGTCTCCGTGTTCAATTCTGATGCCGGAGTTCTTGGCTCTCATGGTGATAATTCCACCATCGAACACGTCGAGAAACGATTGTTGAATAAGACAAGCGTCGGTATTATTGACCACCACTCTGGTGGTTATGGGTTTTTTTGTGTCGGTCTTCAAATATTCCTTGCTCCACTTGGTTACACGGGCCGGGTGGTAGTCGCTGGGGTTGAAGCTGGCCCAGATCCTTTCTAGGTTCTTGTCACTGTCCCCCGGAGTGTCTTCATACCCAAGGCCCAGCAGCATGGCGGCGCCCTGGAAGGTTAATTCTTTCAGTTTCAGGATGAAATAACCGTTGGTGTAGTATGTGTTGCCGTTCTCCTCGCTCCATCCCGCTCCCGGGCGGTTGGCTTTGCGGTCCTCCTTCAGTTGCCGCTTGAGTGCAGCGGCGTCGATGCCTAAAACATTGAATTTACACATGGTTTAGTCCTCCTCGTCTTCTTCGTACTCGTCCAAAATGTCCTGGATTTCGTCGTTGTAAAGGTTGCACCACTCGCCCTCGATGTATTTGGCGATGTCGTCCAGATAGATGGGGTCATACTCTCCGCCGTGCGGGAAATCATCGCTTTCTAGGTTCCCGTACCCGTTGAACCAAAAATAATCATTTGCGGGGCAGAATTTCCCGGAGTCGTAAGCACACCGGGCGATTTCCCGGGGGTCAGTACCCTGCATGACTTCATCAAATTCTCCCATGCTGTAAATCCAGTTTTCCATGTAGCCGGCGGCCTCGCAGTAGTTGTTATGGAGATTTACCAGGTCGCTGGTGGACATGTTCCCCATGCACTCAATGAGAGCGGTATACAATTTTCCTTTTTCCATGTTGTTCTCCTTTCGTGTGGCCCGTGTGGGCTGTGTATACGAATATTTTCGTTGTTACTTTCATTATACGAATATACTCGTAAATGTCAATAGGTATTCATGAAAAAATACGATTTTTTTCGTATGCTATGGGTTGGTGCGGAAAACCACACTTTTTCGGACATACACAGTATAGGGATTGGCTGAATAGCCGCCTACCTGGGAATTATCTGGCAGTGATGGGGGCCGGGGGATATACGGGCAGGGGCGAGGCGGGGGTGAGTGCTAAAAATTCCGACAAAATAAAAAAGGCTTGACATACGAATATAATCGTGATATTGTGTAGGCACAGGAGGTGGTTGTGTGAAAACGAATATTGCCGTCAGAACCATCATGGAAGAACAGGGGATTGGAGTTACCAAACTGGCAGCCAGAATGGAAAAAACCCCTCGCCTTGTTAGTGATAGGCTGGCTATGGAAAATATAAGTATCACAAAACTAAATGAAATGTTGAGGGTTCTGGATTACAAGGTGGTCCTGGTTCCTCGTGAAACCCGTCTACCTGAAGGGGGGTTCGAGGTTGAATGATAATTGACTTGGACAAACGGCGTGTTCCATCCAGTCCGGTAGAGTCTGTCCGAGGAGGTGTCAAAAGAAAGAAAAGCCGTGGGGCGTATCTCACCCAGTACGAGAAGGATAACTATGATGTCATCCGTCTGCGGTTCAGGAAGGGTAGCAAGGCGTGGCTGGCAGCGGAAGCGGAGAAGCGAGGGGTAAGTATTTCGCAGTTCATTCGGGACAGTGTGGACTACTATATTGACCACACCAAAAGTCAGTTTCCCTGGTCTGATGTGGAGTGAGGGTACTAACAGAAAGGAGATTTTTATGGAACTGGTAGAAAGTAGAATTATCAACCTGGTGTCGGTGGACGGATATTATGAAGATGGTTCCGCCTGGTTTACCCGTGAGCAGATAGGTGCTGCGCTGGGGTATAGTCTTCCGTGGCAAGCTATTACCAACATTCATAATCGTCACAAAGAAAGATTTGAAGGGCGTTCAGTTCAACTCAAATTGAGTTCCACTGACGGAAAGACCTACGAAACCTGGGCTTATAACTTCAAAGGCGTGATGGAAATTTGCCGATGGAGCAATCAGCCAAAGGCGGATGAAGTCATGGACGAGCTGTACGATATGGCCGAGGCGGTTGCAGAGAAGGGCTATTACTCCTATATGTCGGACGAGCAGCTGTTGGAGCTGTTGAAGGCCAGAGTGGCCAAGAACGAGAAGTTCCTGCGGGATGCTCCTGTGGATCTGAAATCTAAGAAGGCTCTGGCCACCGTGGCTATGGATGCTGAGATTGGCAAGCTGTGGCGGGAACGTGGCTCTATGGACCGTCGCACATACCTGAGCAAGCTGGAGGACATCTATAACAGCTGTGCCAACTACGACGGATGCTTTAAGAGATACCTGAAGGAAGTAAAGGCGGCAAACGAGTTCTACACCGCTTTAGAGGCGAAAATGTTCCAGTGAGTTTAGTGACTCATTTTAGGTTTTTACTATAAAGTAAGTATATATATGTATATACTAAGGGGAGTTCTTGCGAATTTCTGAAATCAATCACTTTCATCACTAAGGGGTGAGGACATGAAATACGGCTATGCACGAGTGTCAACCAAGGAGCAAAACCTGGCCCGTCAGTTGGAGGCTTTGAAGCGGTATGCTCCTGATTTGGATGACACCCATATCTTCACAGACAAGCAGAGCGGCAAAGACTTCAACCGGGAGGCATACCTGCAGCTGAAGTCGTGTCTCACACATGGTGATGAAGTGTTCATCGAGGAGTTGGACCGGCTTGGGCGAAACAAGGTAGAGATCAAGTCTGAATTGGAATGGTTCAAGTCCCAGGGTGTTCAGGTCCGTATTTTGGATGTCCCCACCACTCTGATTGACTTCCAGGGGCAGGATTGGATTGGGGATATGGTCAACAACATTCTGATTGAAGTCCTTGGGGCTGTGGCGGAGCAGGAGCGTAAAAAGACCCGCAAGCGTCAATCTGAGGGGATTGCTGCCATGCCCGTGGTGGATGGCCGGCGGGTATCTACCCGCACTGGGCGTGGATTTGGCAGGCCAGCGAGTGTGGTAGACAAGGGGCTGTTTGAAAATCTCCGTCAAAAACAAAAAGACGGACTTATGACCGTCTCTGAGTGTTGTAAGGAACTTGGAATTAGCCGCTCAACGTGGTATGATAAGCGCAGGGAGGTGTAACGAATGGGATTTTTAGATAACGTTAAAATGTTCCTTATTATTTTTGTAGTCTTGCTCGTATGTATTATACCGTTGTTCATTTATGGGCTGAAGCGTGAAAAGGAGGAAGCATCGAAAGCCTCTGAACGGGTACTGAAGACAAGGATTTTAGACAAAATATACGAGACTCAGTCAACGACCCACACTAGTACTGGGAGCGCCTTAGGTAGGGCGGCGGTTGGAGGTGCTATTGCGGGTCCTCTCGGCGCAGCGATCGGGGCTTCTACCGCAAAACAAAATATAGAGTCTACCGATAAGTGGGTCAAAACCATATTTCTTGTGATTTACAAGGATGGGACTCATGAGATGAAAACTGTTGCGAACGACAATGCGTGGTTTAAGATGTACATGGATAAGTTAGAAGTTGATTAAAGGCTCTCACAAAGGTGAGGGTAACAGCCATTACGGGCTACTGGTAAGGGAAACCTTGCTGGTAGCCCGTTTTTTTTATTTGGAGGGATATATGGACTACCTAAAAATTGCAGAAAACATCCAGCGGGCCATAGCAGCTCACCCCCTGGATGTGAGCGCATACAAGGATCTGGTGGACTTGTGCCAGGGGTGGGAGACTGAGGATTTTCACGCAGCGCATGATATGAACCTGGAGGCCAGGAAGCTGTGCGCTGCCGGATTGCATCGATGTTCCGGGGAAGATGCTCGAAAGCTGTACGACATCTGGCAGGGCAGCTTGCTTTTCGATGCTCCCCACAAGTTTGACGCCTTCATGCTCTATCTGGAACTGGATCGTAAACCGGAAAAACGATTTTACGCCCCCCGGCGGCACTATCTCAAACCAATGGTGCAGGGGTTTCAGGATGTGTTGGATGGGAAGTTGAAGCTGCTTACCATTTCCATGCCAAAGAGAGCTGGTAAGAGTCAGACGGGTATCAATTTCGTGAACATGATCTCAGGTAAATACCCGGATCGCTCCACGTTGATGGAAGGTACCGGTGATGACCTGGTTAAGAGCTTCTATAACGGCTGTTTGGAGTATCTACAAGAGCCGAATGAGTATCGCTTCTACGATGTGTTCCCGGAGGCCAGACTGGTACAGACCGGTGCCGACACGAAGATCATCAACCTGAAGTCCAAGTCTCGATTTCCAACCATCATGTGTCGTTCTATTGATGCCCGTCAGGTTGGTTTGTCTGAGGCCACCAATCTGCTGTACATGGATGACTGCGTGGAAGGTCGTGAGGAGGCGAAAAACCGCCAACGCCTGGACGATAAGTGGGAGGTGATCTCCGGCGACATTATGGGTCGTGCCATTGAAGGTACCCCGATGGTTTTCACCGGAACTCGATACTCCCTGTATGACCCCATAGGGCGAGTGCAGGAACACGCCCGGAAACAGGGGTGGGATTGGAGAGCTATCGAAATTCCTGCCCTGGACCTTGTGACGGACGAAAGTAACTACGAGTATGAGCGGGAAGGTCAGAAAGTGTTTACTACGGCCTATTTCCGGGAGCAGCGAGACCTCCTGTCTGCTGAACAATTTGAATCCGAGTTCCAGCAGCAACCGTTTGAGGCCAAGGGGTTGCTGTTCAATAAAGACGAGCTGAACTACTACTATGAGTTGCCAGCAGATAAAGACCCGGATACTGTAATAGGGGTGTGTGATACAGCCGAGAGCGGAAGTGACAGTACCGCCATGGTAATATTGAAAATCTACGGGGAAGATGTTTTTGTAGACGATGTTGTATTTGACGATTCACCGGCTGAGATGACAAAGCCCCAATGTGCAAAGAAAATAGTAGAACATAAAGCCGGCGTGGCTGTTTTTGAATCGAACAATGCGGGGACTTACTTTAGTCGTGATGTTAATACATTGGTCAAATCCCTTGGGGGAAGATGTTCTATCCGCACTAAACGCACGATTTCAAATAAGCAGACAAGAATCGAGTTTGCTTCTGATGGGATTATTAAACATTTCTTTTTCAAGGACCCATCTACCTATCAGCGTGGGAGCCAATATTGGAATTTTATGAAAGAGGTGACCACATATACCCGTTCGGGTAAGGTTCCACATGATGACGCTCCAGATGTTTTGAGTTTGGCTGAGAACGAAATCAGAATGTTGGTCGGAAGCAAAATTGAAGTTATCAAGAGGCCTTGTTGAATACAACCTTGTTATTGTACTCGAAATGTGTTATCATGATGGTGGGGTGATAGTATGGCGAACATAAAGGCGAATAATCCAGATTGGATTGGTAAAAAGTTCGGAAAACTTACGGTTACTGGTTTTGTTTTCAAAAACAAGAGATGGTTATGGGAGTGTCAATGTGATTGCGGGAATACAACGATTGCTTACCCTAACCGGTTGATAACTGGACGGCAAAAGGCTTGTCATTGTGGTAAAAGCAAGACGTTTCGTGAAATGCACTATAAACATGGTTGTTCTGGTACTCGATTGTATGAGATATGGTGTTCCATGAAGAAGCGGTGCAATAATCCACATTCACCCGGATATGTTCATTATGGAGGCCGAGGTATTTCTGTATGTTCCGAATGGAATACTTTTCCTCCTTTTAGAGATTGGGCTTTAACACATGGTTATTCAGATGATCTGACATTGGAACGCATAGATGTTAACGGTAATTATTGTCCTGAAAATTGTAAATGGATAACATTTGCAAAGCAAGCACTCAATCGCACTTCAAACATTGTGGTGCATATAGACGGGGAAAGCCGTACTCTGGTCGAATGGTGTAAGATGCGTAATCTAAAATATCCAACTGTTTATAGCAGAATTCGTAGAGGAATGTCACCAAGAGCTGCTATTGAAAAGGGTTAATATATTTTTGATACAAATACTCTCCAATGCCATGGTGAATAGTTTTTGCGTTGACAACCATTGGAGATTAGTCTATAATTATCATGAAAAGAAGTAGGAAGGGGGTGTCCGGTTGTCTGTACGCCGAATGTTTGGTCGAAAGGTGATTTATTCCGACGCATCGGACATCACCCGATCCAATGTTTATGACGTTCTTCAGTCTGCTATGGTAGTTCATGCTTACAATCAGGCAGATATTGATTATCTCTACAAGTATTATCGAGGGTGCCAACCGGTGCTCAACCGAACAAAAGAGGTTCGTCCTGAGATTACCAATGTTGTTGTGGAAAATCGGGCAAATGAAATTGTTTCGTTCAAGGTCGGTTATCTCATGGGTGAGCCAATTCAGTATGTAAGTCGGGTGGATGATAATTCGGTGGCGGATAGTGTTACCACACTCAATAACTATATGTTGAGCGAGGATAAGGCCACCAAGGATAAAGAGCTGTCTGAGTGGGCTCATATTTGTGGAACGTCTTACCGAATGGTGCTTCCTGACCCAGCGGATGTGGAACCGGATGAAGCCCCCTTTGAGATTTATACCCTGGACCCGAGATATACATTTGTGGTGTATCAGAACGCACTCGGGACGCCCCCCCTCATGGCCGTTAAGTATGTGGATTTGAGCACCGGTTGTCGGCTTACCAGTGTTTATACCAAAGATACTTACTTTGAGTTCGAGGATTCAAGGTTGGTAAAAGAGATTCCGCAGCAACTTGGTATTCCGATTATTGAATATCCGTTGAATACGGCAAGGCTTGGGGCGTTTGAGGTGGTTTTGACCCAGTTGGACACTATCAATACGGTAGAATCCAATCGGATTGATGGCATTGAACAGTTTGTTCAGGCTCTGATGCTATTCCACAATGTTGCAATCGACGAGGAAGAGTTCAAACTTCTTCGGAAAGAAGGGGCACTTCAATATAAGGATGTTGCCCCGGACCTAAAGGGCGAGATCAAATACCTAGTGGAAGAGTTAAACCAGGGGCAAACCCAGGTGGTCGTGGATCACCTTTATGACGCTGTCTTGACCATCGTAGGTATGCCAAACCGAAACGGTGGAACATCCACGAGTGATACAGGCTCCGCAGTCATCATGAGAGATGGGTGGTCTGCTGCTGAGGCGAGGGCCAAGGATTCAGAAACCACATTCAAGAAGTCGGAACGTGAGTTTCTTCGATTGGTATTGAAGCTGTGCGATGAACTTGGTAGTTTGAGTTTGAAGATGTCGTCTATCGACATCCGATTCACTCGCCGCAATTATGAAAATATTGCGGAGAAAGCCAATGTTCTCACAACCATGCTCAACAACCCTAAAATTGCACCGGAGTTGGCCTTTATCCATTGCGGAATGTTCAGTGATCCGAATGTGGCATACAAAATGAGCATGGAATACTATGAACGCCAAAAGCAGGAGGCTTTGTCCTCTGTTAATGGGGAAGGGGGCGCAAATGATCAGTCTGTCGGAAAAGGCGTTGAAGGAGATCAACGAGAGCCTTTCCAAGGGGAAAACGGTTGAAATTGCCGTGCGAAACGGCAAGGTGGTTGTTTGGGAAACCACCAGCAAAAAGAAATATGAGGCCATTGTATCGAGATGATGGTGACAGCCATTACGGGCTACTGGTAAGGGAAACCTTGCCGGTGGCCCGTTTTTTATTTGGTTCACGGCCAGGGAAGGCCTAAATCGCAGGCGGTGAGACAACACCTGACCAAAAAACAGAACAAAGTGGTGAGGGAACACCCTAAAAAACGCAGGAGGTTCATGTATGGCGAAAATCAACACAAGTGGCATCGAGGGGTACGAGAATATGACCCCCGAACAGAAGGTGGCCGCTCTGGAAGCGTATGAGTATGAGGATAATACCGCAGAGGTAAGTCGGCTCAAAGGTGCTGCCTCTAAGGCAAACGCCGAAGCCGCCGAATGGAAGCGCAAGCACAACGCTCTGTTGGGTGAGGAAGAGCGCAAGAAGGCGGAGGACAACGAGGCCCTCGCTGCTATGAAACAGGAGCTGGAGTCTCTGAAACTGGAAAAGGCCGTGTCTGAGTACAAGGCTTCTTTTATCGGACAGGGCTATCCCGAGGAACTGGCCCTCGAGACGGCAAAGGCTCTCGCTTCCGGTGACACGGCTACTCTGTTTGCTAACCAGAAAAAATTCCTGGATGCGCATGACAAATCCATGCGTGCGGATGCTTTGAAATCCACACCCAGACCTCCCGCCGGTGGCAGCACCGGAGGGGTTGACTACAACAAATTGGCTCAGGAGGCCCAGGATCGTGGAGATACGGTCGCTTGTGCCCACTACACCCGCCTTGCCGGTCAGGTGGAGGCGGAGACCAATATGTAAAGGAGTATTGATATGGCTGAAACTGCTATGAGTTTTGGGGTCCTTAACTATTCCGGTATGCTTTTTAACAAGGGCAATGCCAAGACCCCGCTTTCCACTATCATTGCTGGCCGGGCAAAAAACACCAACCATGTGGAATTTGTGACTGGCCAGGAGTATACCGCTGGTGGCAACGGCTCCCAGCCCGCCATTTCCGAGGAGGCCTCCCTGACGGCCCCTGCTGGTAGCGTTGTGACACGTGCGCAGAAGACCAATGTGACCCAGATCTTCCAGGAATCCGTAGGCGTGTCCTATGCGAAAATGTCCAACATGGGCACTCTGTCCGGTGTGAACATCGTCGACCAGCAGGCCAACCCTGTGAACGAACTTGATTTTCAGGTTGCCGCCAAGCTGAAGAAGGTTCGCCGTGACATCGAGTACACCTTCATCAACGGTGAATTTCAGAAAGCAACCTCCGATTCCCAGCCCAACAAGACCCGTGGTTTGGTGACTGCAATCACCAGCAATGTTGTGGCTATGGGGAACAAGCCCCTTGGCCTGTGGGATGTGGCGGATGCCGTCAAGAAGGTCTATGAGGCCAACGGCGACATTTCCGGACTGACTCTGTGGTGTGATGCTGTGACCATGTTCCAGATCAACGCTGATGCTACCCAGAATGGCTTGACCGTCGTCCCTGTTGCCCGAGACGTGAATGGCATCCGGCTCTCCAAGGTGACTACCCCCCTGTGCGACGTGTTCCTGTATCTGGGTGAGTGCCTGCCTGCTGGTACCGCTCTGCTGCTGAACCTGGACGTTCTGGCCCCCGTTTTCCAACCTGTTCCTGGAAAGGGCAACTTCTTCCTGGAGATGCTGGCGAAGTCTGGTGCTGGTGAAAAGTATCAGCTCTTTGGTCAGATTGGACTGGATCACGGTCCTGAGTGGTATCATGCCAAGTTTACCGGCATTGCCACCACATTCACCAAGCCCACTTACAGCCGCAGTGTGCTGATTGCCAACGATGCGTCCAACCCCGTGATCACCAAGGATTCTGCGGCTGGCTAAACCCTGATTCGAGAAAGGTAGGTGTGAAAGATGACAGAATCTGAAAAACAAGAAATGCTTACGGTGATTACTGGTGAGCAAGATGCGCTGGCGCTTTCCACCTACCTTTCCCTTGCGGCCAGTAAGGTGCTGAGTCGGTTATACCCTTATGACAACGCCGTAACAGAGGTGCCAGCCCGGTATGCGTCTGTACAAGTGGAGATTGCGGCCTATATGCTCAACAAGCGTGGGGCAGAGGGTCAGACATCCCATAGTGAGAATGGGGTTTCCCGTTCCTATGAGGACGGGGACATTCCCCAGACGCTGCTACGGCAAATCACCCCTATGGTTCGGGTGGTCAAACGGGAGAGTGGTTCTGAGTGAAAACTCTTCGACGAAACACGAGTCCCCTCTGGTATCTCCTGTTGGACAAGTCTGAGCCGATTGTGGACGAGTACGGTAATGAGACCGGGGAATATCAACTGACCTATAAACCAGCTGTTCAGATGCGGGCCAGTATCTCCGCAGATACAGGAATGTCAACCGTGTTGCAGTTCGGAAATTTTCCCGATTACGACAAAGTGATCTTGGTGGATGACCCGAACTGCCCCATTGATGAAAACGCAGTTCTCTTTGTGGATAAACCCCCTGAGTATGATGAGGACGGAAACCCGGTCTATGACTATGTGGTGCAGCGTGTTTCTCGCAGCCTCAACACGGTGGCATACGGCATTCGGAAGGTGGCGGTATCGTGAAGAAAATCAAAATGTCGCTGTCCGTCAGCAGCATTGACGCTGCCATTCGTGAGGTTGAGGTGTACCAGAAGTGGTTGAAATCCAAGTCTAAGCTGTTGTTGGAGAGGTTGGCCCAGGAAGGGTACCAAATCGCCTCTGCCAATTTTTCAAAGGCTGTTTACGACGGAACTAACGATGCCCATGTGTCCGTGGAAACTCGTGGGGACAATGTGATGGCTGTGGTGGCGGTAGGAGCCTCTGTGCTGTTCATTGAGTTTGGTACAGGCGTTACTTACCCGGATAATCACCCCGAAGCCGCTCAAAACGGTATGCGCCGTGGAGAGTATGGTCAAGGAAAGGGTAAGCAGACCTCTTGGGGCTATTACGGAGATCCTGGTACAAACGGTAAAGTGCGTACCAATGGTGATAAAGCTGTGGTGATCACCAAGGGCAACCCTGCCAATATGGCCATGTACAACACCGTGCGGCAACTGGAGCAGAAACTCCATGCTTTGGTGAAGGAGGTGTTCGGGTGATTGACGTTGAGTCTGAAGTTTTCACCACAGTTGCCGGGCCGCTGCGAGAAACTTTCACGGGTGTCTCTCTCACCGGAGAGTATGTTCGCCAACCCCCGTCTTTTCCTCATGTGAGCATTGAGGTACAGGATTCCTCTGTTGAAACAGCGTACCAGACATCCGCAGATGCGGAATGTTATGCGGCGGTATTGGTTGAGGTAAACGTGTACTCCAACAAGACTTCCGGGAAGAAGATGGAGTGCAAGGCGATCCTGAAGCTGGTAGATGACCTGATATTCAGGTTGAATTTCACGAGAATTTCATGTTCTCCTGTCCCGAACATGGAGGACGCAAGCATTTACCGTATGACTGCCCGATACCGGGCGGTTACGAACGGAAAAACCATGTATAGGAGGTAAGAATATGGCTATTTCCACTTTTAAAACCTTTCTCATGAAGGCTGGTAGCACTGGCACCTATGAGAAGCTGGTGGATATCAAAGAGTTCCCTGACTTGGGCGGTGAGCCTGAGAACCTGGAAACTACCACCCTTTCTGATGCCATGCAGACCTTTATTCAGGGCATTCAGTCTATGGACGGTCTGAGTTTCCCCACCAACTACGACAAGGCCAAGTATCAGGAAATTTCTGAACTGAAGGGCCAGAAGGTGAAACTGGCAGTGTGGTTCGGCGGAACCGAGTCTGGTGGTGTGGTTACTCCCACTGGCAGCGAAGGTAAGTTCGAGTTTGAGGGCCAGGTGTCCGTGTACGTCAACGGAGGCGGCGTCAACGAGGTAGTTGGTATGACCGTAGCGGTCTCGCCGTCTACCCCCATCGTCATGGGTGCTGAGGAGTAAATCTTTAACCCTAGTGCCTTTGTGTTGTGCCTGTGAATCCATGAGAGAGGGTGGGGTGTATGTGACGCCACAAGATGTATTGTCGTGGGTAATGGGTGTGTTGTTTGGAGGCATGACTCTCGTCCAGATATCCCCCATTAAAGTCAACCCGTGGTCAGCGATAGCCAAATGGATTGGTAGGGCGTTGAATGGAGAAGTTTTGTCCAAGGTCAACGCTCTTGAATCTGATGTGAGGCAGATGAAAGCTGATGCTGACCGCAGGGAGGCTATTGCCTGTCGAACACGAATTTTGCATTTCGGGGATGAAATATTTCATTCTGAGAAGCACAGTAAGGAACACTTTGACCAGATTTTGAGAGATATCACTACCTACGAGAGATATTGCGAGGCCCATCCCGAGTTTGAAAATAATACGGCGGTGTTGACCATTGAGCGTATCGAGGTGGTCTATAAGCAATGTCTAGCCAATCACAATTTTTTGTAAGGAGGTACTTATGAGCGAGATGTTGAGAAAGCTGTCCAGCCGCAAGCTGTGGACTGCTCTGGCCGGTCTGGCGGCTGGTCTTGCTATGGCATTTGGGTTGGATCAGGAAGTGGTGGCCAGCTGCGCTGGTGCTGTGGTGTCTGTGGTTTCCGTTGTGACCTACATTGTCACTGAGGGCCGCATTGATGCCAACAGTGTCAAGGTGGCCATTGAAAAGACGCAGGATGCCTTTGAGGATGTACAGGGGGTGCAGGAATGAATCTGATTCAATGCTATCTGAAAGAGAACGACTGCTATAAGGCCGGTCGGACCATCACTCCCAAGGGTGTCATGGTCCATTCCACTGGGGCCAACAACCCCAAGGTTGCTCGATATGTCCAGCCTGCGGACAGCGACCCCAGTAAGGTGCAACTGCTGGAGGCTATCGGCACCAACAAGAATAAGAACGACTGGAACCGTGGCGACCTGGATGTCTGCACCCATGCCTTCATCGGCAAACTGGCTGATAACAGTGTGGGTACTGTCCAGACGCTTCCCTGGAACCGCCGTGGTTGGCATGCGGGTAACGGTACCAGCGGTAAGAGTGCCAACAATACCCACATCGCCTTTGAGATTTGTGAGGATGCACTCACCAGTGCCACCTACTTCAACAAGGTATACCAGGAGGCCGTGGAACTGACCGCTATGCTGTGTAAGCAGTACAACCTTGACCCCATGGCGGACGGGGTGATTATCTGCCATTCTGAGGGCTACACCCGAGGCATTGCCAGCAACCACGCTGACGTGATGCACTGGTTCCCCAAGCATGGGAAGTCTATGGACACCTTCCGTTCCGATGTGTCCAAGGCCATGGGCACCACCCAGGCTCCCGCCACCGGTGGCAGCACCGGCACCGGGAAGAAGATTGTCAAAGGCTCCACCGTCCGTGTCAAGCAGGGGGCCAAGGACTACAACGGCGACGGTCTGGCATCCTTCGTCTACACTCGTGACCATGTGGTCAGCGAGGTCAGCGGCGACCGTTGCGTGATTACCTTCGACGGGGTTGTGGTGGCTGCTGTGCACATTGGTGATCTCACCCTGGTAAGCGGCAATGGTGTTGCTTCTGGCGGTAATCAGGGACAGGTACCCGCAAACACCTCGTATCGTGTGAGGGTTATCGCCAAGAATGGCTTGAATTGCCGGACTGCTGCTGGCGTCGGATCTCCCAAAGTGACGGCTTTTCGCTATGGGACTGAGTTGACCGTTACCAAGGAGCAGAACGGATGGGGTTATGTCGGCAAGGGCTGGGTGTCTTTGACCTATGTGGAGAAGGTGTCTGATGCCAAGACCTACACCATTCAGGCCGGTGACACCCTGGGCGAGATTGCCGAGAAATTCGGAACCACGGTCGATGCATTGGCCAAGGCCAATGGCATCAAGGACAAGAACCTGATCATTGCGGGAAATTCCCTGATCATTCCCTAAAACAAGGAGGACAACAATATGGCAAAACAGCTGTTTATCACCGATGAATCCGGGAAGAAGTACACCCTGGAGTTTACCCGCAAAACCGTGAGCCTGATGGAGCGGCAGGGCTTTTCCCTGGATGAACTGGGAAAGAAGCCCATGACCATGTGGCCTGCTCTGTTTGCCGGAGCTTTCCGGGCCAATCATCCGTCTATGAAGATCGAGAAGATCGAGAAGATCTACAAGTCTCTGACTAAGAAGGATGAGCTGATTGGTATGCTCATGGAGATGTACAACGAGCCCCTGGAGGCCCTGATGGCGGAGCCCGACGAGGAAACCGAGGGAAACGTGACCTGGGTGGCGGGCTGGTAAGCGACCTACTACCCAGTAACGAGGGGGGTGGCGGCGATCATCGCCCCACCTCCCTTTATGCTTACACCGATAAATTCAATGAACTGTTTCCATATTATCTGTCCATTGGTATGACCTACGAGCAGTACTGGGAGATGGACTGCCAGATGGTCAAGTACTACCGGGAGGCTTACGAACTGCGCCGAGAGGTAGCCAACCAGGATGCGTGGATTCAAGGTATGTACATCTACGAAGCCTTGGTGGATGTAGCACCGTACCTGAGAGCATTCGGTGCGAAAAAACCCGTTCCGTACCGTAAAGAACCCTATGAACTGTATGCCAAGAAGGGGAAGGGTAAGGCTCTGTCTCAGGAAGACGCTTGTGATCAGAAGGCAAAGGCGTTGATGGAGACGTTTATGGTGCAGTTTAACAAGCGTTTCGAGAAGGGTGGTGCCAAGAATGCCGGATAATGTAGAGATTCAGGGGCTAGAGTTTCAAATCAGAGATGATAGTGACGCTGCGGCCAAAGGACTCGAGAGACTTACCAACACCCTAACAGCACTGAAAAGTGCAACCAAGGGTGGTGTGTCTGGATTAAACTCTGTGGCAAAGCAGGTTGAGAAACTGAAGAATGCTACGTCTGGGATTGACAACAGTGCGGCGGATAGAATTAAGTCGTTTGTTAGTGCCATTGAGTCAACTAAGAAACTGAGTGGTGTTAAAATTTCCAGCACCATCAGCAAACATTTGAACACAATTCGGGAAGCTGCTGGATCTATTACATCGGAGCATATCTCCAACCTGAACATGCTGAGAGACACGTTGAGTGGTTTTACCTCCATTGGTAAGTCGAATGTGGGGTCTATGGTAAATGCTCTTGCAAAGCTGCCCGCAATCAGTGAGAAGATGGGGTCAATGGACTGGAAGGGCTTTTACAGTGGTATTCAGAGAGCCACTAGAATTGTGGCCCCATTTGCCGCTGAGATGGAGAAAATTTATAACGGATTTTCTGTATTCCCTAGTAAAGTTCAGAGTTTTATTAAGAATTCTGAGAAATTCAACAGTGCTGTTGACAAATCAGCTAAGAAAGCCAGCTTGTTTTCAGGAGTTACCAATAAGATCACCTTCGCTGGTTTTTTGCTGGCCTTGCGTTATGCTAAAAATGCCATTTCCGACTGGATTACAGCCTCCAACTCTTATCAGGAAAATCTCAACTTGTTTACAGTTTCCATGGGAGAATATGCAGAGCAGGCGTATGAATACGGGGAACGTGTAAGTGAGGTTCTAGGCATTGACCTATCCGATTGGTTGCGAAATCAGGGTGTATTTAATACCCTGGCCACAGGGTTTGGCGTGGTATCCGACCGTGCCTATATCATGAGCAAGAACTTGACTCAGCTGGGATATGACCTGAGTTCCTTTTTCAATATTTCAGTGGAAGATGCAATGGAAAAGTTGCAGTCCGGTATATCCGGCGAGCTGGAACCATTGCGTCGTTTGGGCTATGACCTTTCGGACGCTCGGTTGAAGGCCACCGCTCTTGCCCTTGGGATTGACAAGGCCACTAACTCCATGACCCAGGCCGAAAAAGCGGAACTTCGGTATTATGCCATTATGAGTCAGGTAACCACAGCGCAGGGAGACTTGGCTCGGACGATAGAGGCTCCCGCAAACCAGCTTCGTATTCTTCAGGCCCAATTCAACGCTGCTGCTCGTGCTGCTGGTAACATCTTCATCCCGGCTCTGAATGCAATCCTCCCCTATGCGGTGGCGTTGCTGAAGGGATTGCGGGCGGTCGCCGAGTCAATCGCCAGTCTATTTGGATTTGAACTGACTGAGGTGGACTATTCTGGTATTGGTACCGTGGTTGGCAATGTGGCTTCTGACACCGGAGAAATTGATTCTAACCTTGGTGGTGCGGCAGCCTCCGCTAAAAAACTTCAGAGGTATCTTTTGGGTATTGATGAACTCAATGTGTTACCCGATCAATCGGTTGGCTCTGGTGGATCAGGTGGTGGTATTGGCGGATCTTCTGGTGGAGGTGGGGGATTTGATTTTGAACTTCCTGAGTATGACTTCCTTGGGGATGCCGTGGCCATGCGTATTGATGAGGTTTCCAAGAAAATTGAACCTTTGATTGACTTCTTGAAGGAAAATACGGTTGATATTCTGGAAATGGTTGGCCTTATCGGGGCTGGTGTACTGGCCTGGAAGTTGTCTAACAAACTACTGTCCGGTGTAAAGAATTTGGTTGGCTATTTCAAAGATGGAAACAACGAGCTGGATGGGTGGGCGAGAGCTGCCCGAATTATAAATGGAGCAATTATCGTGGCGGTCGGGCTGGCGTGGTCTTATAATGTCGGATATGAAATTGCAAAAGGACAAACATCTCTCACGAATATGATTGGTTCCGTTTTGGGACCGATTGCAACCGGTTTGGGAGGGGCGTTAATCGGAAGTGCTATTGTACCTGGAGCCGGTCTGGGATGGGGGTTTGCAATTGGTTTGACGTTTGGTTTTGTGTTTGAGGTAATCGGAGCCTTCAAGGGGCGGCAGGAAGCCATGATAGATGCCTTTTACCAGAGTGATGTTGGTAAACAGGTGCAGGGTTTGAAATCCCAGATTGAGAGTCAAAATCAACTTGCTCTTGACCTCACCGCTCGGGTAGACACCATCACGGGTGCTGTTGACGAGAAACTCCTGGTTGACCTTCAGGTTGCACAGCAGTTGGTAGATGATATCTTCCGTATGAATGCGGAGGATAACAAGACTGCGACCGAAATTGCCATCATTCAAGAAAAAATCAACGCTCTGAACGGGATGGGGCTGGAAGGTATTCAGCTTTCCTTTGATACCACGACAAATCAAGTGATAGGAACTAAAGAGCAGATTAACCAGACCATTGATGCTCTGCTCCGTCAATATCAGATGGAAGCCATGCGGGATGCGTATATTGAGGCGTATAAAGCCCAGTTTGATGCGGCTCAAAATCTGAATGATGCGATTCAGACAGGGTCCAAATTAGAGGAAAAGCATAAAAGTGTCGCTGATCAGTTGAGAGATGCCAAGTTGTTGGAGGCAGAGGCTTACCGAGAACTTAGTGAGTGGATGCAACAGACAGGGTTTGATATTAGTAAACCGGGGTCTCGCGGAGGCTTGATGGACAAATACTATGAACTGTCTGGTAAAGTTGCGGAGCATAGAAAACGAGTTGAGGAGCTTTCCATTGAAGAAAGCGAATTGTCCGGCGCTATGCGGGATTCCAGGGATACCATTCAAAATTCACTTACGGCTTTTGATAATGCTCGTGAAAAGGTGAATTTTACAACAACGAGTTTTGAAGATCTGGTCCGCACGATGAACAACCAGGTTGATCCTGCCTTCGATTCTGGTGCAAACACGGCCTATGGATACGGAGAGGGAATCCTGTCTGGTTCCCAAGAGGTTCAAACCTCAGCGGTACAACTTGCGCAAGATATGATGAAACGCTTTGATGCCACCCTTGGGATACATTCTCCTTCCACAGTGTTCAAGGAAAAGGGAAAGTATACAGTACAGGGTCTGGCTAATGGTATCAAGGAGAACGCATATCTTGTGGAAAATGCTTGGAAATCTATGCTCAACAATATGCTGAGTAAAATGCAATTGTTCATCAACAATTCTCGGAATGCTTTGAATTCTATGCTACGAAATTTCGCAAATAGCATGAACTCTGTGTATGTGAACGGAAGTTCCGGTAAAGTGTCCTATAATCCTCCTGGATACATCAATGTTCCACAGGTAATGGCCAATGGCGGCTTTGTGGACAAGGGACAATTATTTGTGGCTAGAGAGGCTGGTCCCGAGTTGGTCGGCAGAATTGGTAGCAAAACTGCGGTGGCAAACCAGGATCAGATTGTGGAGGCTGTTGCCGCCGGTGTGTACCGGGCCGTGTCCCAGGCTATGGGTGATGGGCAGACCGACATCTACCTGGATGGTGAGAAAGTATTCGAGGTTGTCAAAAAGCAGAACAACCGGGAGCGTATGCGTACCGGGAAAAATCCGCTATTGGTATGAAAGGGGTGTAGAGTGTGATTACTGCTTGTAAGTTTAGTGATGAATGGAAAGCCGACGGGAAGCCGCTCTACGCTCCTTCCCGGGAGTTGGAGTGCAGCGACGAGAGCATTGTCGGGCCGGATAGTGGTCGTGGTGAAAGCGGGGCTATGCACATCGACTGGATTGTTCGGAAAATCGTGGGTATGACCCTTGTATACAACACGATGACTGAACCTGAATTGAAATATATGATGGATCTCATTAAGGGTAAAGAGTTCATGTTCACCTATCCTGACCCGCAAGATGGATTGAGAACTGTCCGTGCCTATTGTAGCAAAGCCAATTACTCTAGGTACAGTGAGGCTTTAGGCGTTCGGATTTACACCAACGTCAGCTTTCCAATCGCAGAAATGGAGGGAGAATGATGGTATTCCATAAGCTCGTGCTTGGAGACGGTACCGTGTATTCCTCGGACAAGATTATGTCATTGACCCGCACCACATCCACGGTGCAGGGTCAGGATGTGGAACCTGGATGTGTGTGTGCCGAGGAAGTGTCAGTCTCCATCTGGAGCGGAACGGGTGGAACTGGCATTGCGGAGGGGACTGTTGTAAAGTTCTACACGGTTTCAGACTCTGGGGTAGAAACGCTTAAATCTACCATCAATGCAGAAAAGCCAACCCGGGCCAGCGCCAATACACACCAACTGCTTTTGTACGACAATATTTCAAAGCTGGATGTAGATATGTCTGACTGGTTGTTGTCCCATGTCGATGATTTCCCCATGAACCTCTCAGACCTTGTTTCTGCCGTCTGTGGGCACTGTGGCGTGTCGGTGGATGTGGGTAGTATATCCAACCCCACCCACATGGTGCAAAGCCTCCCAATTAGCGGTGTGACGGGCAGAGACATCATTGGGTGGGCCGCTCAGTTGTGTGGCCAATTTGTCAGAGCAAATCCTGAAGGTAAAATCGAGTTTTCCTGGTACAAGGAAAACACCGCTGTCCAAATTCGTGCATCTGGAGCCGCTGAAGGTGTAAAGGTTGTGAAATACTTTGCATCTGGTTTGAAGTATGAAGATTACACCGTAGCACCGGTCGATAAAGTACAAATTAAGCAATCGGAAGATGATGTTGGTGTCATCTACCCACCGTCTGAAGAAGCAGCCAACGTCTACGCAATCAGCAGCAACCCGCTGGCGGTGTACAACTCTACCGAGGAATTATCAGCTTTGGCACAAGCCGTGTATGAGGTTATGAGGGGTGTCACATACACTCCCATGACCGTCAATATTCCGTATACGGAAGAACTAACAGTTGGAGACATCATCTCTATCACGGATCGAAACGGGATTACATTCCAGTCCTACATTACCAAATGTGTAGCCAGCGGTACGAAGATGGCTCTGAGCAGTGTAGGCAACCCCACAAGGGGTAGCTCTAGTGCCGTAAACTCGAAACAATACTCGGGATTGGAAGGCCGTGTTCTGAACTTAAAGACCTCCGTAGATGGCCTCAAAATTGAAAATGAGAATCTATCTGGAGATATGTCAGCATTAGAGTTGACTACTTCTGGTATATCCGCAGAGGTCAACCGGATTGAGTCAACCACAAGTACCGCCCTGGATGGGTTGAACCAGACGGTCAACGACCTGTCCCAGCGGGTGAGCCTCTCCCTCACCTCCGACCAGGTGGAGATCGCCATTGAGAAAAAGCTGGCCCAGGGGGTGGAGACGGTGCGAACCTCCACAGGCTTCACCTTTGACGAGGAAGGCCTGACGGTGAGCAAGACGGGCAGCGAGATGACCACCCAGGTCACGGAGGATGGCATGACCATCAGCCGCAGCGGCACGGAGGTGCTGGTGGTG